TACACTCGACTAGTCGTCGGCAGCGTCAGATGTGTATAAGAGACAGATTGTAAACTATCTAAATCTTTTGTAGGTACAATAAAAGTTATAACTAAAAATGGGTATGCTATAATAATACCATAATCAATGAGGGAGGTAAAAAGCATGGCAGAAAAAAACATCTATTTGGTCAATGATGAAGTAGAGCTTAAACAAGTGTTAGAGTTTATTGAAAATACTGACTATGGTATCAATATTGACAAAACACGCGATGATGTTTATGCAGTCGTGACTTCTTATAGCCTCCCTATTTAAGAGGATAGAAATGAAAAAAATTTTAGCTATTGACTTTAGCACAGCTAGTAAGAAAGACGAGGGAACAGGGTACGCCTTTAGAAAAGACGGTCAACTATATGTCGGTTCTATTAAAGCATACAACGCAAAGAAAAACGCGTGGGAACGTACCTTTGACATTGTAAACGCAATTAAAGATATCATTGATGAGTTTGATTTAAAAGATTATCATATGGCTATTGAAACACCTATCATGGGAAGAAACAGAAAGCACAGTATTACATTGGCTAATTGTAACGGTTATTTCATCGGTGCTATTGACGGTCTAGTAAATGGCTATACTTTTATTGATAACTCTAAGTGGTGCGCTTATCATTTAATTTCAGGCAAACGAGAACAACGCAAAAAAGAAAGTCTAGAACTTTTAAAGGAGACAGGTTTTGTTGATTCTGATTGCAAAGATGATAACATGGCAGACGCTTATAACATCTTGACATATTGCGAAAGTTTGGGTTAGTTGTTCCCTTATAAAAACAATAATAATAAATGGAGGTGGTAACATCAAAGTATCACAAAACGGTTTGAATTTGATTAAAGAGTTCGAGGGTTGCCGTTTGACTGCTTACAAACCAGTACCGTGGGAACAAATGTACACAATCGGTTGGGGTTATTATGGAGTGACAGCAGGAACAACATGGACGCAAGCACAAGCAGATAGTCAGCTAGAGATTGACATCAATAATAAGTATGCACCTATGGTTGACGCTTATGTAAAAGGCAAAGCAAATCAAAATGAGTTTGACGCCTTAGTTTCATTGGCTTATAATTGTGGTAATGTTTTCATTGCTGACGGTTGGGCAGAGTTCTCACACGCTTATGTCGCTTCAATGATTCCGAAGTATTGTAATGCAGGCGGTCAAGTCTTACAAGGTTTAGTACGACGCAGACAGGCAGAACTTGACTTATTTAATAAACAAATTACTGGAAATTCAAATCAAAATAATCAAACAGGAGGAATTATTAAAATGTACCTTATTAAAGGACTAGACAACAGCGGTAAAGAAAAACATTGGTTTGTTTCTGACGGTGTAAGTATTCGCCACGTTCGGACGCCTCGAATGTTACGCAATTACAAAAACGAGTTTGGTAAACTTAACCTACCAATTGATACAATGTATATCACAGAAATTGAAGCAGAGTTTGGACGTAAATTTGACGCGAAAACAGGAGAGTTCAAATAAGGAGGAGTGAATGAGCTTATTTAATCTATCACGCAGTGCGGAAGATGTGAGCTTTTCTGCTTTCACGGTCCAAGACCCAACGACTGATTTGTTGTTGGGTAAACTCTTGGGCTTAGTTTCCTATTTTGACAATGTTGATTATTCCGAAGCGTCTAAACTTGAAGACTTATTTTATTGGGCTTTACAAGGAAAAGAAGTATATCGCGTTTGGTATGGTGGTTTTAAGTATTACGCTCAAAGAGTAAGCGCAGACCAGTTTAATATCGTAGTCAGAGAACCGAACCGCAGGGAAGTCACTATAAGAACAAATGACTATGAAATGTTATTGAACCCGTTCTATGGTGCTAACCCACAACGGTTTGGCGTTATGTTTGGAATGGCTAGTAATGGAATTGGTAGACGTCTTGATTCACAAGCTCAAATTAAAATCTATTGGAAAACTAAAGTCTCTAGCGGTTTAAAGGAAGTTTGGGACAGAATAAGAGAACGTCTAACGCAACAACAACAACTTGCCAGAGAATTCAATGGTGTATCAGTTATTGGTTCTGATGATGATATCAAACAGATTCAGCCAGATTATAGCGGTTCACTACAAAATGACGCGAACCTTGCAATTGAAATTGCGTTAAGTGAGTATGGAATGCCTAGAGAGTTGTTATATGGACAAAGTAATGAAGTTACTATTATCGCGTTCGCAATTCAAAAAGTGTTACCGTTACTAAAACAACATGATAAGAACATTATTTTCAATCAAGAGAATTTTGTTGCTTATATATCAACAACGGCTAAGGGAGGAAATATTGAAAGTAAAAGCAGTAAGGGGAATAGCGAACCCGTTGGGAACGATTGATTCTCATGGCACGGTTATCGAGTCAATTGCTAACGCAGGCGCCGGAGTAGATATCCTTAACCGCCATAGGGAAAAGATTGGTTCAGGGTTCGTACATCTTGAGGGGGACAATGTAATCTTGACAGGTTACGTTGATGAAGAACAATACACAGCCGAAAAAATCGAAGAAACAGGCTTATCAGTTGGCTTTAATGCTAACGGTGTAAAAGCTCGTGAAATTGACGGAGTAGGCTACTACAAAGATGTTACAATTACGGAGGTGTCACTAACTCCGTTACCTAGCAATAAAGGTGCTAAAGTGACAAAAGTAAGAGAAGAAAAAAAAGGAGAATTAGAACAAATGGGTGCAAACGAAACACAAGAAATCATGAAACAAGCAATCGAAGCAGGTGTAAAAGTTCGAGAACTTGAAGCTAAAGTAGAAGAACTTAACAAAGAACGCGAAGAACTTAAAAAAGAACGTGAGGCTGCAATTCCTAGCGAAAAACCAGAAGACGCAGAAATTAAATTTATGCGTGAACTTGGTTCAAAAATGGCTGAAATGCCAGAGCAAGGTTTCTTGCGTGAATTTGCTAATGGTTCAGATTTGAATGTTGTTAACTCTCTTGGGTCTATCACTTCAAAATACGCTCGTAAGTCAGGTATCTATGACGGTGCTATGAAAGCACGCTTCCAAGGTTTGACACTTGCAGAGGACGGTGTAGATGATACTTTCTTACAAGGTACTTTCAAAGCAGGTACAGACAAAAACAAAGCTCAAACAGCGTCTAAACGCTCACTACGTCCACAAATGGCAGAAGCATACTTGCAAATGGATAAAGCAACTGTGCGTGGTGTAAATGATTCAGGTGCGTTGTCTGAATATGTAATGTCTGAAATGGTAAACCGTGTTATCCAAAAAGTGGAACATAACATGATTCTTGGGTCTGCTGACGGTTCTAATGGTTTCTATGGTTTGAAAACTGCCAAAGACGGTTGGACAAAACAAATTGAATACACAGACTTGTTTGAGGGAATTACTGACGCAGTTGCGGAATGCTCAATTTCTGACGCAATCACAATTGTTATGAGTCCGCAAACTTTTGCAGAGTTGCGTAAAGCTAAAGGAACAGACGGACACTCACGATTTAACGAGTTGGCAACAAAAGAACAGATTGCTCAATCATTCGGTGCCGTTAATCTTGAAACTCGTGTTTGGATGCCTAAAGACGAAGTAGCGGTATACAATCACGATGAGTACGTGCTTATCGGAGATTTGAATGTAGAAAACTACAACGACTTTGACCTACGTTATAACGTGGAACAATGGCTTTCTGAAACTCTTGTGGGTGGTTCTATCCGTGGTAAAAACCGTTCAGCATACCTAAAAAAAAAGGGTAGTTTAGGTGTCTAAATAAGAAAGGGGTAAATAATGGCTGATTTTAATATTACAGACCGTTATGCCCAACAAATTAAGAATGTGACTAGTACAGAGGGACTTGGGGACTTGTTCCCTCTCTTGTCACGTATTCCTAAAGTTGGGGCAGATTTATTGCAGTCTGTTGATTTAACTGGTTTTCCTGAAGCTAAAGAACAAGGGCGAACTGGTAGCGTGTTAGATGTAAATGAAACAAGTTATAAAATCTTGACACCTCGTGGTTTTGGTTTTGGTATCAATCTATCAGATTCAGGTAACTTGACCGCTGACGGTGTACAAAGTGCATTGCAAACCGTTCGAGATACTTTATATCAAACAATCGAAAGCCACTTAATTTGGGGAGGAGTTCATAGCTCAATCGCTACAAGTTCAATTATTGGGGCTGTCAAACAGAAAGCAAGTGCCGATAAGTTTTCACAATCAGGCGACGATGTTCTTTTTGTAAAAGAAAATGATTTCACACCAGTTGTTAATGGAGTAACAAAAATTGAAACTTTGAGCTTTAAGCACTATAACAACGGTTCAGATAACACTTTTGACAAGGTGCTTATTAACCCTTATAAGGGAGTTCTTGCAGGGGACTTGGTACCAGAATTTAATGTGACTAAAGACGTTCGCCATAACAAAGTACAAATATATGGTACTATTACCGTTTGTGGTGGTTTCCTTAAAGACGGTGCTATTAAAGTTTGGAAGTAGTAGGAGGATAAAAATAAATGGCATATACATCAAAAAACGAATTAACCCATGGTCTAGGATATGGGGTAGTGTTCATCAGCCCAGGAGGGGCAACAGTGGGAATTCCAATCGCAGGACTCCGAGCAGTTGAAACAGAAGTCAACCAAGAAAACACAAACTTCTATGCAGGATTCAACGCTCCTTATCGTACAATCGCAGGTGCTACAAATACACAAATTACAGTTAAGTCTTATGATTTGCCTGACAGTTTCGCAAGTTATTCTTTAGGCTTTTGGCTAACTAGAGGGTTCTTGGTTTCAGACCCGGGTGCTTACAGGCCTTATGCTTTCGCTTATGCTGAACGTTATCGTGATGACGACGGAACAGGATATAAAGCAACATTCTATCCAAGTGTTCAAGCTACAACACCAAGTGACACGGCTGAAGCAGATGAAGAAAGTCCAACAGGTAAAGAATACGAACACACGGCAACTGTGACAGCTGGAGATTTCGCAATAAACGGCGTGAAGCGTTTGTTTGTAAAATTCAAAGTATCTGATAAAGACCTAGAAACTGGTACAAGTGGACCGGCACTTGCTTTCAAAAAGTTGTTTAATGAACTTAAACCGCTCAAACCTGAGGACATCAAAGCGTAGTTTTTAAGAGTGGAGGGCTTGGAATTAATAGTTCCCACTCTTTTATTTTAATTTATAAGGAGATATACAGATGAAAAAAGAAGATTTTAAATTTGACTTTAAAGCATTAGAACGTATGGAAGATAATGGCATTTACTTTGGAGATTTGAATGAACGTGACTATCACAGCTTGGCATTGTTCTTTTGGGCTTGCGCGCCACAATATACACTTGACGAAATTTTAGGCGCTTTAATTGGTGGTTTGTTGCCTGTTACTGTTGCCGAACTTATGGAACAATTGGTAGACGAAACAAAAAAAGCAATAGCGCTAGCAACGAAGAAATAAGGGACGACGCAAGAATTACAACGCTTGCAATTGTTAGTGCTATGACAGCCTTTAGAGTTCCCTATGAAGTATACAGCCATAGACCTTTAGGGTGGACGCTTAAGTTAATTTCAGCGTTGACACCTAAAGAGAAGAAGAAAACAACCGCGGACGAGTTAAACAAAGCGGAGCATGTGGAGGTAGAATTATGGCAACCACCAAGCAAGTCACAGGATTAGAAAAATTTACAGAGAAACAACTTAAGAAAGTCTGGTTAGAAATGGTTGATAGCTTCAACTCTAATCAGAACACAGTAAAACGCAGTTATAAAAGTTCATTGGGTGGAGATTTCTCACGTTATCCTGTTAAGTTTGATACTAAGAAAATCACTAAGCAAGTGACACGTTCATACGGTTCACTAAAAAGCGGAAACATTGGTGTAGTCAATGGCTTCAAAGCTAAAGATGAAAGTTGGAGAATGCTCAATGTCTTGCTTCATGACCGCCACTTGCACCAAAGATATGGGCAAACGCTAGTAAAAGCCACTCACGAAATGGACGACAAAACTAAAAACATTAAGCGTAAATTAAGGAGTATAACAAACAATGGCTAAAGAAAAGTATGTCATTCAGGCAGAATTGGAAACTAAAGGCGTTCTAAGTAATGCTAGGGAAGCACAAAGAGAAATCAATAACATTGGTCGTCTAGCTAAAGAAATGAACAAGAACGCGCAGATAACTGGTTCTGTTACTATGAAAGACAAGGGTATTAAAGAAACGCAGAGAGCTTTAAACCTTGCTAAACAGAATGTAGATAATTTAACAAAAGCACTTGCGAACGCTAAGATGTCAGGAGCTACACAAAAACAAGTGCAGGCATTAGAAAGTCAGTTAGTAAAAGCTCAAACGCAAGCAACTAGACTAAGCACAGAACTCTCTAAGATTGGTTCAGAAAAAGGTTCAGGCTTATCAGGTGCAGTTGACAAGATGAAGTCGGCAGGCGGTTCGCTACTTGGTACGTTCTCTAAAGTTGGTAACGTTGTAAGTGGTATCTCGTCAGCTATTGGGCTTGTAAGTGGTGGAATTTCAAAAGCTACTGACTTGGTTGGTGGCTTTGCAAACACACTAATGGACACGTATGATAGACAAGTTCAGTCACAGAAAACACTTAGCACAACGCTAGCAGACGGAGCTAAAGGGTACGAACAATTTAATGCTCATATTGACAAAGGTAACTTACTTCTAAAGTCACAAAAGAATGACTTGAATGAATTAGGGGCTACGATTTCTAGTTACACGAAAATAAGCGGAGATGAAGCCTATAAGACTGTTAATGCTATCAATGCAGTAGGGGATAGCTTAGGTCTAGGAATGGACACACAAAAGCAATTCACTTATGGTTTAGCTCAAGCGTTGGGTTCTGGAACGTTACACGCTCAAGATTTTAACCAAATGATGCAATCGGCACTTGGTGCGCAGTTCCGCGATATGCTTATTCAGGCAGCGAACGAAATGCAAAATGTAGGAATGACAGCCGAACAGTTGCCTGACGCTTTGAAAAAAGGTAAAGTAGAGGCTGACTTGTTGGCAAACACCTTTGGCGATAATTGGGCAACCAAAATGGCTAAAGCTCAAACATCGTTAAAAGGTATTGAAGTTTCTACTGGTGGCGTAAAACGTATGCTGAAAGACGGTCAATTGAGTGTACAAGATTTTACAAACGTTTTCGGAGACGACTTCACAAGTACATTGGTTAATGCCATGAGTTCAACTAGCGAAGGTGCTGTTACTATGGAAAACTTCAAAGACAAAATGGAGGACGGAGTTTTCAGCACAGAAGTCATGAACAGAGCCATGGAATTGTTTCAACAAAAAGGGGAGCAATTGGCGTCAAATGGTCCTAGCACGTGGGGACAAATTAGAGAGATGATTTCCAATGGTTTCAATACAAGCGCCTTGGACGGTTTCCGTAAAGGTCTAGGAGACACAGGTTTAGACATGTCTACTCTAGGTAATAACGCCACACAGATGTCTAGCATTGTCGGCAGTCAATTAGGTAAAATGGCAGGTCAAGCGGTTGGAGCTGTTACTAAAATCATTGACAAGAATAAAGACGGTAAAGTTTCAACCGAAGAAATGGAAGGCGCAGTAAACAAAGCTAAAGACGCAGCTACTAATTTCTTTAATAAAATCAACTTTACTTCTATTTCAGGTTTCCTGACAAAAATTGGAAACGGTATTGATAAACTTGTAAGGTTCTATAACTGGGCTAATGACGCTTATGGAGCCGTTCAAAACTTGTTAAGCGCCTCACGCCAAGTCGGAGGTAACACTGGTTTACTTGGTAAAGCCTTAGGGTTTAGAAAGAACAGCACATGGGGCGACGCTTTCAGTGATTTCCATTGGCTAACAAGTAACATTGACCCTCTAGGAATAAAAGAAAATCAAGGACTAGGACAAAAACTCCTCGGTTCTCGTAATGGTAAAATTCCATTAGACTTACAATTCTTTGCAGGCGGTAGGGAAGCAATAAACAAAGCTGTGGACTCTGTACAGCCTTATGCACGTGCAAGCAAGGGAACAACAGCAACACCTAGCATTGGAACACAAGACAACTCTAAACAAGACATTAAAATCTATGTACAATCTAGTGCGGACGGTAGTAGAATTGCCAAAGAGATTTATAACAAACTTGAAAGAAATGGGGTTAAATTGAATAAACGTTGATTTATACTAAAAGCAAGCTATATAATGACCCTAGGTGGATAAGAAAAGCACGTGCAGAGAAAAACAGGGTAGGGCATTGTGAAAAGTGTTGGAGTACGGAGCATTTAATATGCCACCACGTTATACCACTACAATGGAACAATGACATGTTAGAGGTAAACGACTTTGATAAAGAAGTAATAAATGTACCTACCGAAGTTCTTTGTCATAAATGCCACCAAGGAATGGAAAGAAGTGGAGACTTAATAGATTACGCAAGAATTATAGCGGAGGGCTTAATATAAGGAGATATAAAAATGAGTTTAATTCAAGACTGGATAGGACAAAATAAAGATAATGGCGAAATGATTAAGCTACTAAAAAAGAAAGTGGCTAAAATCGAGCATGAAATAGACTACAACAAGGCACAGAAAATTTTTGATTTCATTGAAGAATTCATGACTTTGCCTAATAACGAACGCTTTAAAATCATACCATATCATAAGGCGGTTCTTACATTGATGTATTGCACACCTTATCAGATTGATGAGTGCGTTGTTATTGTAGGGCGTTCAAATGCTAAGTCAATTCTTGATGTCATGATAGCCTTGATTGAACTCTTTTTGTTTCCTAAGCCTAATAGCGTTATTGCTTTAATGGCTACCAAAAAGGACCAAGCTGAAAAAATCTTGATGAAGCATTTCAGAGCTATGGGAAACTGTCCAGGCACTGTCATTAATAAGTTCAAAAATCAGTTTAAACTAAACAAGGAGCAAATACTTGTAAAAGATAACTCAATACTGAAAAGCAAAGGGACGGAGATTTCTATCTATGCTAGTAACGAGGACACGCTTGACGGTGGACGCGAACAGCTTGTTATTATAGACGAGTTTGGAGCATTTAAAAAGAACCCTCTTGTCACTATAAGACAGGGGCTAAGAAAAAACAAGGGGACGCTTTTTATCTCTACAACAAACAACGTTATCCGTGGCGGTGCTTATGATGATGAGTTGGAAAGTTGGAAAGAATGGGTAAAAGATGATGATTTCAGCCATTGGGTATTCTATTACGCCTTGGACGATTATGACGAAGTAAAAGACAGTTCTAAGTACATTAAAGCTAACCCGGCCTTAGGTTATACTTTAACACTTGAGGACATTCAAAAGGACTTTATAGGTGCAATCGGTAACCCTGTTAAAATGGCTAAAATTATCACTAAACGCTTTAACTTATCAATGACTGATAGCACCACAATCTTTACAAAACAAATTGTAGATAAATGCTTAGTACCTCCTTTAGACTTTGAGGGTCGTTTGGTTGCTATTGGTTCAGACTTTTCCGTTCGTGGCGATGTTTGGGGTACTGTGATAGGGTACAGAGAAAACGGACACTATTATTTTAAAGCTATTCCAATCATGCCAGAAAGCGCAGACGACAAGTTTAAACACTTAGGAGAGACAATAACACACGAGGGTGTAAATAACATGTCTGACGAAGCATGGGACGCTTTTATGAGTGCTATGAATGGTAGTGTTCCAATTGCGTTGAATTATGACCCTAACTATTCCAAAAATTTCATTGATAAATTCGAGCAGACTTATGACATTGAATTTTATAACAAAGTAATGCAGAACAGTTTCAAGCTATCTAATACCCTAGAGGCCACACAGAAGCTCATGGAGGAGGGTAAAATACATTTTGATAGTAAATTACTAGCGGTGCATTTAATGAACGCAGAAACAAAAATAAACGATTTTGGGCTAATGCGTATTATCAAAAAGGGCTATACAGACAAGATTGATTTGGCAGACGCTTTAATTAACTTGATGTGGTGGTTCTTAGAAAGCGAAGAAAGTGAGGACTATTTCATTTAATGGCTATGACAGAAGAAGAAAATAAAAAAATGCTAGAGGCATTAAAAACCCTAGCTTTTGGAGGAAAAGAAACAAAAACGGTTATTCAATATAAAAACAACGCAAACGGACGTAAGACAGAAACAGGGCGAACAGTTACAGAAGTCAATAAACTACCAGACCGTTCAGCATTGTTAAAACTAATGGAAATCGAGGGTGTTTATATTGACGCAAATGTGAAACTTAAACAACAAAAAGTGGACGAAGTAAGCACAGAAAAAGAACTAGTAGACTTAGTGGAGGGCTTAGCAATAGAATGACTATTTTTAAAGCGTATTGCTGGAATCCTAACACAGGTAGAGATTTCACAATTAAAAAACCTAATTGGAACATTGTACAACGTTGTTCTTTGAAGAGTATCGAAACAATTCAATTTTTGCCACAACACATCTATTTGTTAGACGGAACGACAGGTTCAGAAACAAGCAAACGTTGGCAAAGAAAAGAATGTCCTGACGACTGGAATAGACCTTTTAGCTATGGTTCTATTGTTACTAAACCACAAGGGGAGAATAAAATAAGCGGTATTGCTTTTTGTACAGATTATGAAAGAAAACGATATCCTAGCTTATACCCTAACTTTATAACACCTAACCTCACACGAGGGCAAAAATATGGCTTGTCAGGAACTTTATACAATCCAGGTATAAATGTACTAGAGGTACAGTTAAAATTGCTATACGGTACCAAAAATGAGCTTGTAGGTACATACCGAGTTCAACCTAATCAATACTTAGATGTAAAAAAAATTTACACGCTACCTAGTACGGAAACGGTTGAAAAGTTTGGTATAGCTTTTGAAGTGGCACAAACAAGCGATTTTGTACAATTTGAAGTGTATTTGCCTAAAATTGAACAAGGTGGAGAGGTCACTCCGTTTGTTGAGGATAGAGATGAATTTAATGGCTATCAAAAAACCAACACAGACGACGGAACGCCGCCATTTACAGGGACTTATGAGGGTACACCACCACAAAGTACCGATTATAAAGTTTATACTTGGACAGGTTCTAAAACTTATAAAGAGCTTTTTTACTTAGAAGAAAGAGGAATTTGCAAACAAGAAGCCGTTTGGTGCTATAGTCGCCCCCTTAATCAACGTGTATTGATTGGAATTGATTCAGACACTTATGACACCGAAGCAGGTAGAACGCTCAAATTTCATGTTTTGAACGGAAATAAGGGCATATTTGATTTGACTGGTAGCGTCATTTATCCTGAACAGTTCACAGATAAACGTCAAACTTTTGACAGCGATACAAAGGCATGGGCAGATAACCAAGAACCGTTATACGTTACTGACGCAAATACCGCAATTGATTGTACTTTCGGAGAAATGGCAAGTAACATCATAGAGGGGTATTATTACCAACAAGCTGATAAACGTTACAGAGTAGATGAACTACTTCGTTCAGCAATGGTTAACACAGGTTATAACATGGGTTCTTTTTGGGCTGATTGGAGCTTTGATAGCTACGCGGATGAAATGCGCGCAAGTTATAACATTGAGAATTGTAAGGTTAGTGAAAAAATAAATTATAGTTCTATGAATGAATGGACTGGAAGCGTGTCTTTTCCTACTGGTGTTGTTTTAGCACCTTATAAACCAAAACTAAATAAAACGGACACTAAAAAACTCAAAGGGGTTTCTAGTGCAACAAGTATTTGGGCTACTGGTGTATTAAGAACAGAGCGAAGTACAGAAGATTGGTTTAGAGAATACGAAAATTCAATAACTAGACCAGTACCAACGCAAATTCTTTTTGCTAACTATAACACTAAAAAAGCATGGTTATTTCAACAACAAACCAACGGAACGTGGAGCAAAAGTGGAGAATTCACGATACCAGGAAGCGCCACGGCATTCGCTAGAGTTTGGGGTATTATACCAAAAAATGGAGAATTGAAAGGTAATGTTATCATGACAGATAAGAATTACGTTGATTTTCCTGCAAACGTTAGACCGACAACGCTAGGAGTGGAAGAGCTGTTCCCAGTTATCAAGTATAACGAAGTTAAGTTTAACCCTCAAATGTACGCAACTGCTTACAATACCAAGCTATTTTGGTGGGGACAAAAGGCGAATGTAAGTAATTTGACTTATGGAGAGTGTGGCGTTCGTTCGGTTGATTTTATGACTGGTTTATGCACAATAGAAAGGGTTTATAAATGATTTCATGGTTAAATTTTGAGGAGTTGTTGATACACAACCCTATTGAGCTTATTAATTTTAGTAAGAGTAGTATACAAGTAGCATTGAGCAAAAAGCAATACATTGATTTCTTTAGTAATAAAGCTGTTTATATGGGACTGTATTATGATGAAGAAATGGACTTTTGTGTAATGTTTTATGCTGACCCTTTGCAAAGTTCTAAAAGTGGAGAGATGTACGTAGAGGGATACATAGACGTAGACATGAAAATATATAGAGTTAAAGTATTGAGTAATGTTTACATGCTAAAAGGTTCAGAAATGGTCAAAAAATGGGCTATAACTAAAACCGGTATGCTTGTAAGTCCACAAACTAAACAAATTACAATGGTTCAAGCAGGGGCATTGATGAGGTGCGAAATTAATAATAACATTTCAGGTTGGACAGACGGAACAACACAATTGAATTGCAGCGGTCAAGATTTTGTTATTGACGGTTACGGAATGAGAGGGCTACACAATGGATAGTACAATAAACGGCAAAACGGTACATATAAACAACCCGTTAGACCTTATAGGCTTAGGACGTAGGGAAATCGAGTTTAACATTCATAAAGCAGATTATTGGGAAATGTTCAAAGAAACTACGCAAGTACCTACAATGAAACGTGGAGGGTATAAAAACCTGTCTCTTATACACATCTCCGAGCCCACGAGACATGCGCAGATCT